GGATCGAACCAGTGATGACAGAGTCAAAGTCTGTAGTGTTACCGCTACACTAACCCCCAACAGAATCCTGAATTGTAAAAGAACAATGTTACTAGCACGATGGCTATAAAACAAAAAACCCTCTGGACTTTCATCTCAGAGGGTTTTGGGAAGTAGACTGTTTGTTGTCTAATCTAGTTTCCAAAACCCTCACTATCAATCTCAAACGCATTATATCCAATTGCAGTGCGTGAGCATGTCCAGCCACTTAATAGTGGGAGATGTTTCTGCGAGGATATATTTCTTAAGTTCATGATTGAATTCTATTCTTCTTTCGGTTTAAAGTCAAACTTTATTTAAACAACCTTACACTTCGTAGGGTTATTATTTATATAGGAAAAATTAACGCTGATAACAAAAATTTCCAGTAACAACTTGACCATTTACATATTCACTACGCAATTCGCAAACAGTATTTGGATACTGAGCCACTGGTGCTCGAGTAGGATATACATAAACAGTTTGTGGTTGTTGGTACACTGGAACTGATTGTTGGTAAACAGTAACAGATGGTTTAGCCAATTGCTGATACGCCCAAAGACCTGCAACTCCAGTAAGGATACCTTGTTCTCTTTCACCCCAAGCATATGCTGCTGGTGTATAACTACATGCTGCAATAAGTGACGCTGCAACTATCGATGTGATCTTTTTCATTTGTAACCCTTTCCAATTTTTCATAAGTCTATTATACAGTATTTATGAATTAATGTCAAGCACTTTTTGGACCTCTATATTGCAGGCTTTCAGGAAGACTAGACCATTTTCGTCTCTGTAAGACTCTCGATAGTAAACCTTCTCAATCCCTGCTCCATGAATTAACTTAGCGCAATGAATACAAGGAGCATGAGTACAGAATAAACTGGCACCATTGCCTGATTCACCATCACGTGCAAGTTTGATAATAGCATTTGCTTCAGCATGTATAACCTCATCTTTTGTTTTCAATTCTTTAGTAAAATTATTATAGTCATAGCGAGGATCTGTCTTCGCAACATCAACTATATGTTCACATTCGTTTGTCCATCCAGAAGGCATACCATTATAGCCAATTGAGATGATACGATTGTCTTTAACAACTACCGCACCGACCTGTAATCTAACTGCACTGGACAACTGTGCGAATCTCTCAGCTGTGTCCATGAACGCATCAACCCACTTTTGTTTCATTTTTTCGCAGTCTGTTCTTTCCACTGTGCAGTTGCAGGAATGATGCCAGCATCTGATACAAGTTTCCATGTAATCTTTGGATACATCTTCTGCAACTTCTGGTCTTTAACTGCAATAAGAATTGCAGCCTCAGTAGGATGAACACCTTCCAACAGACCAATGAACAGAGATTCTCTCTTAATTGGCTTTAGATCTTGACGCATGAACACATACATTTTCTTTGCTTCAACAAATAGGTTTGTATCTGTCATTCCAATTGGTTGATCAGCAGGTTTAAATGGTGGTTCACCTTCAGGTAATAGCATCTTGTGTGAAGGCAAGAAGTTGTGAGCAAACAATACCTTTAATAGAAATTCATCTTTATGCTTCTCAATTGTCTTAGGATTGTCATTGATCTCTTTAAGCATTTCGGTCACATATTGTTTCATTAAAAATCCTCTAGTTCGTCTAATAGTAAACGGCAACGATGCTCAATCAAATAATTCATGATAGTCATCTTGTCACCACTCGGTTGTGTATTTATGTATGCTTTGATAATGTCTTCTGAAACATCTGGAGGGATAAAATCAAAGTCTACCAGAGTTGCATTGCGATGCCAGTTGCGTCGTTCCTCGTCGTTCTTACAAGCAATAAAACCATTGGTAAAGAATTCTTGAAGTCGCTTAGCACTCATTGGCTTTTGTCGTTCACCTTCCATGAACACATTGTCTTTACTCAGGATGTTTGGTACTCCATCACCTGTATCACCCTTAACAATATGCTCAATCTTATGCTCAATGATTTCTCGTTGTGTTGCAGTGATATACTTCTTCTGCATTGGAGACCACTGCTTGACAGTAGGATACAACTGCAACTGTTTGAAATCTTTGTCAGAGGACAGAATCAATACCTTCTGTGGCTCTTCAACCAATCCTTGTTGGACTAGAAGATTCTCTTGCATATACTTTACCATCACTGCAATGATATCGTCTGCTTCTGCACGATCCACATGCAGCACACGATAAGGAAAGTGAGTGGCAAGATCAGTACGCATCTCCGAGAGTGTATCAAAGATCAACTTCCAATCCAGATCTGATTTGTCTCGATTAGTTTTACGCATACCTTTGTAGTACTCGAAGAATTCTTTGCGCCAGTACTTACGACCATCGCAACAGATGACCAACTCTCCGTAATCTTTACCATATTTCTTCTTGTATGATTTAAGAGTGGACAATGTCACATGACGAATAAGATTCTTTACCTCTGCTTCGCTACCCTTCAACTCACGCTGGAAAGTAAGGATGGCTGCAAGTGCCACCTGACTATAATCAACTAATATCATATTAAAATGCTCCCAGCAAAATACATTCTTCGTTCACACGACCATTTGGTACAGTTACCGTAGTGGTCAGTGGCTTCATTGCACCATTCAATGGACGCTTACCCAATGTTAATCCCTTAAAGAATACATCTGGCTTACGCAGCATCTGTGTCTTGGATTCTTTCACATCGAATCCAATAATTGTAGTACCCTTGACTGTGAGCACATCATTGATTGCTTTGTACACAGTTACCTTGCGATACTTAGTATTGTATACCCATACCTCAGACGATCCAACAATCGTCTCTGGTTTGATTGACTTAAGATTCAACTCAGCAAATTCTTTCATATACTTCATCTTGGCAACCACTTTACTTGCTGGTTGTGGCTTACGCTTACGTGGCGCACGATTCGCTTTAGCAGTCTGCACCTGTTGTTGACAGTCAGCAATGATAGTCTCAACAAATTCAGCAAACTTCTTTAGTTCTCTACGTGTCAGGTATGAGTAACCCTCAGTGAGTTGTTCATCATCGCCATCAAGTGCTTCTCGTAATTCTTGTGCTGTCACAACGAACAATTCACCGATTCGTTTAGCAATGGGCGCACCAACTTCGTTCTTCAGTAGATAGTTCTTGGCAGAGAAATTACTTTTACCTCGTGTAATAATCCACTCATCAATTGCACCTTCGAATTCACCAGCATGCTCTCTGGCTTTGTCTTCCATTCGCTCTTGAATGCTAATGACATTGGTTGGTGCTTTCACAATCTCAACTTCTTCGGTATATTTCTTGGCGTCTTCCAACAAATCCTTTAACTTGTTTGTAAAGAATGGGCTGTATGAAGACAACTGTTTCAAGTCTGTCTGTTCATTTGACATGAGACGACACAACGATCCAAATGTCGCAAATTTGTAGTCGGGGAGTTTCTTGAGTTGTTTAGCAATCTTGAGTTCTTTCTTTGAGAAGAATTCAATCGCAAACATCTTCTGTTCTTTTGATCCAGTGTTGACAGAGTAGTATGTCAACGCACGACTCAGACTAACTGTAAAGTCAATCTGATCGATTGTTGGTTCGAACTTCTTTTGTGACAATAGAATTGATTGATTCTTTGCACGTCGCTTTGCAGTATTCACAGCCATAGGTTTGTAACCTCCATAATATAATATCTATTATACCACAATATGCAATTATTGTCAAGCACTATTTTAATGACCCTACAAGTTGTAGGGATTACTTAGATGTGATTTTCTCGTATAGTTCCACGAAGTCCTCGTGGTCTGCAACTTCCTGTGCAAGATTCTGTTTATGATACGTCTTTGCAATCTTGGAAATAACTTTCTTTGGAATTTGCAATGTATCAGATTGTTCCTTGACGATCTCACGAATGAGATCTCGTTCTGCCTCAGTACGAATCATTGAGTTGCTAATCTCTTGAATAGCACCTTGCAAATCTTTTTTCTGTTCAGGTGTTAATGCGTAATTCATTTCTTACCTCCAAATGTTACACCATTAGTTCCACCAACTACACCACCAAGAATGACTGTAGCCATCCATGTGTCAAGTGTAAATGGAATAGCCAGTGCTGGGAATAATGTATTCAAAGACCAGATAGTTGCTATTGGAAATAAAACTAACAGTACTAATATTACTATTGCTACAAATAAAATTTTCATAGGTCAAAACTCACTTTCGTCACAGAGTCCCAGCGGAAGGATCTCCATTCTTGTTTTTCTGTATCGAAGACACGTACTGCGGATCCAGAATCCTTGGTACTCGTTCCTTCACTTTTAGGATGCTTGTCTGTCGGAATTCGTCCTTCACTAAGAGTACATCGCATATCTCTAAGTGTACCATCTTTTTTGGTAAAAGTAATGCACAAATCTTTGATGTTTTCATCGTATAGTAATCCAAGAGTCCATGTTTTAAATTGATCAAACTCTTTATCTGTTCTGAACACTGTTGTTTGCATTATTAATTTCCCTTTTCAAATCTTCAATCATTGGACCAAAAAATGTTACGAATTCTTTGGTATCATAAAATGTAGTGTGACCATTATCTGTTAGAATATTTCCATCTTCTTTATATGAAGTCTGTTTGACTGTAAACTCCACTAAATTATATGAATGAGACTTAACGATAATTACTCGTGTTAGACCATTACGAACTAACTCATACTCATAGTTCATCTGTTGCCTTTCTGTGTTTGGGTTGACGAATGTACTGAACCTTACTCTCAACCACACGCATGCGATACTTGGGAGTGCGAACATCCTTTGCTATTGGATTTCTAGGTTTCATTGTCTTATTATACACGATCTTTCCTTACAGGGCAAATTTCTTTAATACTTCCTTTGCATCTTTGCAGCCATTCATTAGATCATCCATTTCTGCGAGAATAATCATTTGTTGCAAACTATCTGCAAGTTGCTGGTCTTCCTCATCTAATAGAGCATGCCATTCCTCGTATTCTTCCACTGAGTCTAAAGACCACATGTGCTCTAGCATCTCCACCTGATACTCGGTTAGGTTTTCTATTTGAATCATACCATTTCCTTAATGTTAGACCACTTGGCTAATTTTGCTCGTTTGGCTTGTGCAGCTTTTGCAACTGCACTGGCATCGATGATTTCCTCTTCAGTCAACATCTCGATCATACAAAGTAAATCACCAATTTCTTCTTCGAGTCGTTCACGATTCGTTACACCCAAATGTTCACCATCAATTCCAAATCGGAACACCTTACTTATTGCTTGCGCAACTTCAGCACATTCTTCTTGGCAGATAAGCATGATTTCTTCCTGTCGTGATGTTTTCATTCTGTTCACTGCAAATTTATTCACATGTCTCTCCAAAAACTTCTTTCTCGGCTTCAGTCAACAACACATTTGCGAATTTCTCACAGAAAATATTAAACCAAAATTCATTCAGCACTTCTTTTGGTGCACCAGCCTTCAATACCAATGCTTTCAATTCTTCATTCATAATCAACCCCAATCTTTCTTATCACCAAATCGTTCATTGAATTCATAACCCATAGCGTATGCACGCAACTGAATACCATGCATGTCTGCTGCTTCTACACGATCACACTCGTATGTTCCATCAGGATACCAGTGTGGCTCACGTGGACGACGATAGTAACTATCAGCTGCACCACGATCAAAGGGACTGCCATGAGTACGATCAAACACCTCGCCTTTATACTCAACTGTATTCTTTTCTTCAATAATGAAATTCATTTTACTCATCTCCATAGTAACCATAATCTTCGTCAGTACCGAAACCAGCAGACGCCATTGCGGAGTCATGGTCACCATCCATAGATTCATCATATGAATCAGGTTCGATTGCATCATAAACCATTTGCAATGGTATATCCAGCAAAGTTGCGATACGTGCAGGAAGCAACCCTTCGTCCAGCATGTTATGGATTTCTAAATCTAAGTCAGCCATTCTACTCATAATTATACCTTTGAAATTTGAACATCATAAGAAACACGATTCATCTTGTGATCGTACACTGTCAGCGTAGATGCAATACCGATTGCATTATGCATGTCGGCAAACAACTGACGAACCACTGTATTGACACCAACAAAATCACCGACACCACGCTTGATAGCTGCACCAGTCGTATAAAAAGATACACCATTCACAATCACACGATATTTCATAATCAATCCTTATTCAAATTCATAAAATTTTACTGCTGGATCCAACTTCTTGAGTTGACTTGCAGCATAGACTAACTCTTTGTATTTTGCATTCACCACACTTCGTGGAAGTTCACCATCACATGTCAAATTCTCAGGACTCAAATCAGAGTCAATGCACGATGCCAAACGCTGACGATCAGCATGGGTGTCTAAACAATATTGAGTGCTTTTGAAGATAGCATTCCATTCGTTTTTCTTAGCGATGTAGGCATTTAATTGTTTCATTTCACTTCCTTTTCAATTTTCATACAACTATTATACAGCAACATGCAATTAAAGACAAGCACTTTCTGCAAATAAAAAACCCCTGTAGATACAGGGGTTTAGGAGGGTAATAACCCTACAGATCGTGGGGTTATCCTAAGTTAGGTTATTTTTGAAGATTTTCCAAGCATTTTCCCAACTCCATCGCTGGCTACCCTTTAGGACTCGATCTCTATCCAACTGTAAACAACTATCAATTGCATCTCTAAGATTATCGTTCATGAATCCAGTCTCTGCCTGATCAATCACATCTAGTGGTCCATCGCATGGAAATGCTGCAACTGGAGTACCGCAAGCCATCGCTTCAATCATAACGATGCCAAATGTTTCCCATTGACTAGGAAATACAAACACTTCAGCGTTTGCGTAGTATTTTGCTAGGTCAACACCAGTCTTGAATCCAGTGAAGATTACCTCAGGATATTGTTTCTTGTATGTTTCAAGCATTGGTCCATCACCGACCATAATCTTGTAGTATCCAGGATAGTCTAACTTAAAAAATTCTTCTAAATTCTTTTCTTTGCTAACACGAGAAACACACAGTAAATATTTCCCATTGATGTTATCATTTCTATGAGATGCATTAAATATTTCTCGGTCAACTCCACGAGTCCAAGATATAACTTCTCCATCGAACCCATGCGCTTTTAAATCTTTTACCATTGTCTCAGTGGTTGTTAGAACCTTACCACTATGTTTATGAAACCAACGAACAAATCTCCATGTTATCCACTCAGGAATGCCAAATAAGGTTTTAAGTCCTTCAGGAAACTTAGTATGATAAGCAGTATTGTGACTAATACCACATTGTGAAAGATATGCTCTAGCCCACAAACCCAAAGTACCTTCGGTGGCGATATGGATATAATCTGGATTGATCTCCTCAATCTTCTTGCCCACCTGCCATGGAATGGTAATCTTGACTTCGTTGTAGCGAGGGCAATCAAAATGGCGGAACCTGCTGGGATCAATATAATCAACAGTATAACCATCCCGAATCGCACACGCTTCAATATTTTTGTAAGTGGTAACGACACCATTAATTTGATCAGGTAAGTTGTCTGTTATTATCAATATCTTCTTTGTCATTTTCTTTAGTCCATGTAATAATTTCCCACGTACCGTCATGATTCTCGACCAAAGCAGTGCAGGATTCAACCCAGTCTCCGTCATTCATATAGGTCACACCATCGATCTCTTTGATTTCAGCATGATGAATATGTCCACAAATTACTCCGTCGAAACCACGCTTCTTACAATAACCTGCAAGATTCTTTTCGAACTGAAACATAAAGTCAGATGCTTTCTTAACTCTATGTTTTAAGTATTTAGACAGTGACCAGTATCCGAAACCTAGTTTGTGACGAACCCAATTGAAACGAGAGTTCCACTCAAGAACTAGATCGTATAGTTTATCACCAAGAAATGCAAGCCATGGTGCCAGTCGAGTGATACCATCGAATAGGTCACCATGCGTGACTAGGTATCGTTTACCATTTACACCGATATGTTCTGTTTGATTTTTTATTTCAATCAGACCGAAAGAAAATCCGTAGGGGATCATCGGTCTTAAGAATTCATCATGATTACCTGCAACATAAACAACTTTCGTTCCACGCTTGGCATGACCAAGTATTCTGCGAACAACATTAGTGTGGGTCTGTTTCCATCGCCACTTATTTTGTTGGATCTTCCAAGCATCAATTATATCACCCACGAGATATAGAGTCTCGCAGGTGTTATGTTTTAGAAAGTTGTTTAATTTGTTTGCTTGACAATCACGAGTACCTAAGTGAACATCACTTATGAATATCGTTTTATATTTCATTACGCTTTCAATTCACCACGCTCAATTAAAATCTTCTTATTAACCTGATGTTCTGCCTGTGTCAAGTCTTTGTTTTCACCTTTGTATGGTACAGCGTAGTTGTTTTGAATTAACCAGTCATTGACACGAGTCCCATCTTCAAGAACAAAGACTCCAAGTATTCTACCAAACTTATCATCGTTGCTGTCAGGTTTTTGCGTTTCAATAATCTGCCATGATCCAATAGGTAATTTCTCTGCTAATTTCTTTTTAGAGAGTAGACCACGAACCTTTTCTTCTGCAATGACAGTTCTTGATTCTGGAGTATCAACTCCAGCCATACGCACTCTTTGATTTGCAAGGATAATT